TGCGATGTAAACATGTTGGGTGGCTCGTTAGCCCAATCTGCTAACATCCACGAGCACATGCGTATGGCTATGAACTACAAGGATGCCCCACAGTACCTTGTAGAGCAGGAAGCCAACACAATGATCAAGTTAACAAATGGGGCTCGCATACGCCCTCTGACGGCTTCTCAGAAGACAGTTCGTGGTCCTCACCCTCCATTTCTAATTCTGGACGAAATAGACGAAATGGACATAAATATTCTAGACGCTGCTCTAGGACAACCTATGCCCCAGAAAAACTACTTGAATGAGATAGTAGAACCATTCACAGTTATGTGCTCCACCTGGCAGAACCCTGTGGGCACATTTACGGAGATTAGAAGAAGATTTGAGGAACGGGATCTGCCTATCGTTACATGGTGTTATAGGTGCTCCGCTAATCCCATTGATGGATGGTTAAGTCAAAAGACCATTGATGAGAAAAAAAGAACTATTCCCACAGAGATGTGGAGAACAGAATATGAGCTTGGTGAACCAGCTATTGGTAACCGTGCATTTGATCCTGATGCGGTAGAAAAGACCTTCTCTATACCGTTTGAACCTATTAGCCAAAGTGAATCTAAAGACTTTGAAGAATATGTATTTGAAGCACCTATAGCTCAAGGTACTTATATAGCTGGTGCAGACTGGGCTAAAGAAAAAGACTATACAGTTATTACAGTTGTTAGAACTGACAAAATGCCTATAAAAATGGTTTATTATTTAAGATTAAATAGAAGACCTTATCCTGTAATGATTGATTATTTTAATAAAGCTATTAATGATTATAGCGCTTATGCTATTCATGATGCTACTGGTTTAGGTAACGTAGTAGATGACTATTTAGATCATAGAGCTAGAAAATTTTTAATGGTTGGTGCTAAAAGAGCTAATATGTTATCTGAATATGTTAACGCAGTAGAACGTGGAGTATATCAACTTCCTAATGTTAAGACTGCTTATATAGCACATAAATATTGTCAGGTTGGTGACTTATATTCTAGTGGAAGCGAATTTCACTTACCTGACGAAGTATGTGCTTTAGCATTAGTAAACCATTTAGTACTTAAACATGTACCTGCAGCAGCAGCTATAGTGCTGCCTAAAGATAATACTCCTAGTAAATACGCTCTTGTATTAGATCCCCCAAGGCAGTATTATCAAGGTACACAGCAAATTACCGATGGCGAAGTTATCAATAAGACTGAGCGAGAAGCTACGGAAATAAGCTTCCTTGCATAATCATGGAGAATAAGTATATGACAACAAATGATTCGTCGCTAGGTAATTCCGGTGCTGCAGGCAATGCACCACTGGATTCAGAGGTGTCTGTCAAATTTAGCCCTATGGTTGAATTAGGACAATCTGGTCTCCGCCGTACTTCCGGTTATGTGTACGAAGAATTTTTGCCTGCCCTTAAGGGTAGAACTGCTATTCAAGTGTTCCGAGAGATGCGGGAAAATGATCCCATCATTGGTGCTTTGTTATTCGCAATGGACAGACTTATTCGCCAAATTGAATGGCGTGTTGAAGCAGCGTCCAACTCAAAAGAAGATAAAGAAGCTGCTGAGTTTTTAGAACAATGTATGGATGATATGTCTCATACGTGGGATGACTTTATGACTGAAGTTTTAACTATGCTTGCTTATGGTTGGTCATGGCATGAGATTGTTTATAAGAAGCGCGTTGGTCCTTGGGAAAAAGATGGATCTAAAAGATCTAAGTACACAGATGGAAAGATAGGCTGGAGAAAGATTCCTATCCGTTCTCAGGAAACTTGGTTACGTTGGGTATTTGATGACACTGGTGGCATTAAAGCTATGATCCAATTAGCTCCACCTGCGTACAAGCAAACTGTTATTCCTATTGAAAAGTCTTTGTTGTTTAGAACTACAATGGTAAAGAATAACCCAGAAGGACGTAGCTTGCTTAGAAATGCTTACCGTCCTTGGTGGGTAAAGAAAAGACTTGAAGAGCATGAAGCTATTGGTGTTGAAAGAGACTTAGCTGGTCTTCCTGTAGCTAAAGTTCCAGCTCGTATGCTTGGCGCTAAAGCTACCCCAGAAGAAAAGCAAATGGTTGAAGCTTTTAAGAAGTTAGTTAAAAGTGTTAGAAGAGATGAGCAAGAAGGTATTGTTCTCCCTCAAGAATTCGATCAAGATAGCAAGCAGCCTTTATATGAATTTGAATTGCTATCTAGTTCCGGTGGTAGACAATTTAACACTGACGAGATTATTAAGCGATACGAAGAGCGTATGCTTATGTCGGTGTTAGCGGACTTCATCTTGGTTGGTCACCAATCAAGTGGCGGGTCTTATGCTTTGCACACTGACAAAACTGGTATGTTCAGAGCTACTATTAACTCTATAGCTCAAAGTATTGCGGACACTATTAACCGTCATGCAGTACCTAGATTGTTCTCTGTTAACGGTTGGAAGCCTAATGAACTTCCTAAAATTGTTCCTGGTGATGTTGATCCTCCAGACTTAACTCAGCTGTCGTCTTTCATGGGCCAGCTGTCGTCTGCTGGTGTACAATGGTTTCCAGACCCAGAATTGGAAAAATTCTTACGTTCTGCAGCACGTTTGCCGGATCTTGATCCAGAAGCTGAAAAGGTTAAAGAGCAGCAAGCTAAGCAAGCCCAGATCCTTGCTTTGGCTCAACAGCAGATGGAAGGCATACAAATGCAGCAACAAGTCCAACAGGGCCTACATGCTACTCAGACTGGCGAAATGGGTGTATCTGAAAAGCAAATGGCTTTGCAACAACAGCAAGAGCAAATGAATAATCCAGATGCTTCACATCAGGCACAAATGCAACAATCTGACGAACTTCACTCTCAGAAGATGAGCCAGTCAAATGATACGCACCAGTTGTCTATTAAACAGAAATTAGAACAAGCTAAAGTAGCACAAAAGAAAACTCCACCTCCTGCTAGTAAAAAGGGTAAATAATGACTTCTAAGAATGAGTTCTTTGGAGTGTCGGACAACGATCCACATTTCGATGCAGATGCCGCTATGGCTACTTATAATGTCATCATGAAGATGAGCAATAACGAAGCGTGGGCTTTTTCTTCTATGTTGTTGTTGGATCATTACCCTAATATGTTGCGTTTCCACGGTGAAGAATTGCAGCAAACTATTGACGCTACTGTCAGTAAAAAGCTTGAAGAGTTTAAGATTTCTAGTGCTAGAGCCATTGTTAGCAAATCTAGAAATGGCGAAGATATTGATGGAATCTCTAAAGCGGTAGAGGTTATCTCTAAGGACTTCTACGATGCGTGGGAAAGATCTTTAAATGCTTCTAAGCAACAGCGTGGTCCTGGTGGTCAATTCCGTCGTTACAAGACTAAAATTAATTATGTTGATTCAAGACCTTTGACTCCAAAACATGCTGCAGCTAAGAACATAGCTCCTGCAAATAAGAATCCTGACCCTAAAAATAAAAGAAAGCCAGTTATTTTAAAACCTGAAGAAGAATCTCAAAGGCAGCAAGCTTATTTACAATTACAGCAAACTCTTTCTCCGTTTATGAACGCAGGAGAAGCTGGTGTTGTTGAACTTAAAAGAGAAGATGGTTCTTCTACTCTTCATGATTTAGAATCAACTCTTGATGAATTTAACGATTCCTATAAGACTACACAAAGAAAAAACCCTGTTACTTCAGCTACGTTAGTTATTAACCCAGATATTAACGTTGCTGGAGCATCTTACGACATGCTTGGGTCTCCTACTCCATATAATGTTGCAGCGACTATCCCTGCAGCTGTTAGTAGAGAAGAAGGCAGTTTTGCTTCTAAATGGAATAAGCGAGAAGAAGACGACAAATACAATCCTACTAATCTTGCTTACCGTAGAATTGGCGCAGCTTCTGAGTTGTCAGATACTTTAGCTACTGCAGCTGGTGTTAACACTAATCCAAAGGTTAGGCTTGCTATTGCTTCAGGCAAGTTTGTTGGTAACAGTGGTCAAGATGTGCAGTCCGTTATAGGTCCAACAGCTGATAAAGCAGCTTATCGTTACCGTGGTACTGAGAAGACTCCTGAACCACGTTTACAGGCGATAATCAACACTGCTAGACAAAAGGAAGCTACTATAAAGGGAAGCCCTGATAGGGCTCGTAATTTTGTTATTTACGGTACTTCTAATGGTGCAGTTGATCCAAGTACTGATGCTAGAGACCCTGGATACAGGTTAGGTAATAAATCATACAAAGAATCCCCAATGATTGATTACTTCAAGGGAAGACTTCCTAGTAAAGAATTAGTACAGTTACAGGCCAAGAGCGGGACTATAACTCCTTCTGAAGGTATTATTATTAACCGCCAAGGTAAGGTTACAACTCAAGCAGTTGGATACGGTGAGGATAACTACCTTCCATTTAACTTGGCTAATCTTAAAGCCTTACGTGGTGGTGAGTACGTTAGAACTCGCTCTATGGGTGGCCCTACTACTGAAGACGTATACGCTGGATTAATGACTGGTGCTAGAGCAGCTACTGTCGTATCTAACTCTGGTACGTTTACTATTGAATTTGATCCTACGTTTAGAGGGTCTAGAAGATACTCCGATAAAGCTGCGCGTATGATATCTAGATATGGATATCTTTTGGATGCAGTTGAAAGTGGAGAAGTTACTTTAGGCGATATAGATTCTGCTCGTAAAAAAGAATTAAGAACTGAAGCAGAACAGTACTCTAACGGTGATGATAAAATTGCTGAAGATAGGTACAATAAATTATTAGTTAAAGAAAAAAAGAATCCTACGTTATCTCAATTTCAAAAAGATAAGATAGCTGAAGATATTCTTAATAATACGGCCTCTAAATTAAAGATGGCTGATGGTGGTGAAGCTTCTATAGAAGAGTTACTAGGCAACTGGGTTAACACTCGTGCTGGTTCAGATTCTGAAAAAAGAGATTTTCTCACTAGGCAGGTATCTAATCCAGAGGGTGCTATCAAGGCTCTTAACTTGCAGTCTGAATATGATCAGGCTACTACTCAGGCTACCATTGAGTACCAAAAAACCTTACGCCCAATTACTCTTAACGGACAAGGTTACGCATACGCTTTATCTGCTTTGCAGGAGCAATTCCCGTATTACATTACTAATATCTCTTATAGAGACTTAGAAAGTGGATACGATCAAGGATATGTTAAGCCTAGATTTAATCGCCCAGCTAATGCTCTTTCTGGATACTTTGATCCTACTATTCGTGGTGTAGGAGATATTACAGTTGCCGGAGAAAAAAAGACAGGTAAAGTCAGCGCTGATAAAACTCGTTTTCAAAATATTTACGGAAGCAAGGAAGCGCTTGGAGAAGGAAGCAAGCAATCTGCTAATGACGTTGATGAATTAGGAAACACTATTTCTAGTCAAAAATCTGGGGATACAGTAGAAAACTTACGATCTGGCTCTGGTTCTTTAAAGGTTAATATTAATCCAGATCCTATTGAAGTATTAAAGGCTATAGAACAAATACATGCAAATGATATTATTACTACTGTTAATGACGGACCTGTTTCTTTAAAGAAAAATGGCGATTGGGACCCAGCATTAAAGAAAAGATATCCTGCTTTGTATGGAACTACATTAGAAGATCTTAGTATGGCTTTTGAAGGAAATACTTCTGCTGATATACAGCTAATAGATCAGCTTAGAAAAGATGTTATTAACATACAAGAAAATAACCAGCAAATATCTTTTGGTTCAGTAACTGGAAAACTAAATATTAGTCCAGACGCTTTAAGAAGCGCATCTGGTCAGATTTCGTTGTCTCCGTTTAATCCTAATAGTTCCTTGAGCAGAAGAAATATATTAGAGAATAAAAACGCTTATTATAATCTTGGACCCGATTTAAATCCTGGTGGAACATCTAATGACTATAGAAGAGTAATCCAAAGCGACTACAGTACTCTATTAGATCCAAGTTTTGACGTACTAAACGACGTATCTGTAAACGCCCAATTAGCTACTGCGGATGCAATGTTAAAAACTACTGTTACTAATTTAGGAAACGCCGTTGATTTTAGAACAAGACAACAAAGAAATCAATTAAATCCTAATGAAAAACCACCGATGAATACTGATGTTCAGCAACTTAATAACGACGCTAGAAGATATGCTGGATTAAGACAAGCTTTGCGTTTGTTTAAAGAAGCTCAAAAACGAGAAAATAGAAATATAGAGCCAGGTTTAATTGATCCTAAAACAACCGTAACTGATATGAACGAAGACGACTTATTCGAGTATTTGGCTAAAAATTAAGGTTATAAATGCCTACTTACGCAGACTATCAGAAGCAGGAAAACTTTATATCTGATAATACCCCACCATCAGTATTGCCAGATCCTGCTGCGTTAAAAGATCCTCTTGAGGATATAGCTAATGGTATTAGCGCTAGTTTTATAACCTATAACACTGCTGCCCAAAAACAGATCAAAGAAGAAAAAGCCCCAGTTTCTATTGCTGAGGCTATAGCTATAACTGTAGCGGTTGCTATTGGATTGCGGTGGGTATTTAAAAGGAACGCTATAGATCTAGTTTCTCAAGCTATGATGTTAAACGCACCAGGTTTACCTAAAGAAACTGCTAATCAATTGTCAGAGGTATATTTAGACCAGCTTTTAGACGAGTTGGACGAAACTACAATTGATGCGGTAATTAAAGCTTTTGAAGCTGAGTTAGCTAATAACACGGTACCTAGCATTGCTTGGGAAAGAGTTCTTAAAGGATATGGTTTAGATGAACGTTCATTACGTGCTTATATGGATGCTTACGCTAAAAACCAATATAGATCGAATACAAATTTAGACAATAAAGTATTTGATGCTTTATTCAAAAGATCTATGGTTATTGGCGAAAATGAAGCTTTTGCTGCTTCTCAAACAGGTAAATCAATTTCTTGGTTAGTGTTGCAGAGCAATGGAGCCATTCCAGAGGGCTCAGGGAAGCGTTGGGTTACTTCTAATGATGAACTAGTCTGCCCCATCTGTAGGCCGTTAGACGGCGTTGTAGTGGGTTTAAGCGACCAATTTGATACTGGTCAGGGAAAAGTATGGGCACCAGATGCTCACGTAAACTGCCGGTGTGATATTGAGCTGGACATACCTGAAGAAATTGAAAAAGCTGGGTCTGTCAGCTATATGCAAAGATCCCAAGCTGTTACAGATAATGATCATTGGAAAGATCAGCGTAGAGACGCTTATGGTCGCTGGGTTGATATGAATCAGAATGCTCCTAAGCTTAAGACCTTAGAACCCCCTGGGGCTATTTCATATAGACCTGATACGAAGATGCTTTTAATGATGGCAGATTTAGATGCTATTAATACTACTAATAGAAAAACTGCTATTACTAGTACTTCTCAGTTACAGCAAACTAAAGCGCCATTAGTTAAAACTTTAGACTCGGTTATACAATCTGCTAGAGACGAATATTTACAAACTGTTTCTTCTATAGCCACTGATGCATATCAGAAATCTTTAGTTGACCAAGCTATTTTTATGAAAGCTATGGTTGAAGTACGAGCCCAACAGATTGCTGAAGCTAAAGTACAAACGGTTAGTGCAGAACCAGAAGCTGAAGTTGAAGCTGAAGTTGAAACTGAGCTTAGTACTAAGACTAATACTAATACTAAAACTAATACCAATACTGGTTTAGTTGTGGCAATACCTGCTGCTTATTTTCTAAATTTAAGACAAAAAGCTATAAATGAAAAAATAAATGCTTACGACGAAAATATTGATGCCGATATATATAGTTTACCTAAAGATTCAAAAGATTTAGAAATTGG